TGACAGTAGGCATGACGCAAGGCGTTTTTGAAATACGCGACGATCACGCCATCCTCCCGGCTTCGCAGCTTTTCCAAGTTCATGCTTTCCAAAATCTCCAGAAACGCCAGCGTCATCTCTTCCTTGCCGTCTTCCCGGTTCAGCTTCCAGGCATTCGCCCGGATCGTCGGTTGAAATCTCTCCACCAGCTCCAGCTTCGCCTCTTCGCTGCCCTTCTGGGCTTCCCGTACCGTTTCAAATAACATCGCTGTGTACCTTCCCATCTTTGTAAGATGGAAGGGAAAGAGGGAAATTTAAGCGCAAAGTAAACGCGCCACGAAAAATTTTTTCTCTCTTTTTTACACACGGAAAATGCAGAATAGAAAAAGGACGTTACAATATATAAAGACTCGATTTCTCAAAAAGAGCAACAAAAAATGTCTGAAAATATTTTAGAATTTTCAGACATTTTTTGTTGCTCAGAAACTATTAGAACTTAACAGATTTTGAGTAAGCTGTTATTGTTTCGACTTTTGTTCCTGCAGAGTTGAATATGCTGATAACTGCCTTCACTCTATAAGTATACCCTCTATTTACATATCTGTTTTCTCTTAGATTAAACGTTGCTGCTACTGCGTTGCTCCAGGTTTTGACCTGTGTCCATGAAGTACCACTTTGGTATTGCAATTCCCATGAGAGCTTTCCTGTATAGCCTGCTCTTATTCGTCCATCTACAGTACAGCTTGCTTTTCCTGATGAAGATATTCCTAACGCTGGACTCATAGAGTTAAGTCCAACATACGATGGAACAACCTCGCTTTCTTTTTTATCTACATCGATAGCTTGAGCTTGCACACCTAAAATAACAGGCATGCTTATCATTGCTATAAGTAGAATACATATAATTCTTTTCATAGAACTCCTCAATGAATTATTATATTTTCAGCTACTTTCAATGTCTCCTCCGCCTCCATAAACTCCGAATCGATGTATATCACCATGTTCTTTTCAGGTACAGTAAAAATGATACACGTCCACTCATCAGCGCTTTTTTTGTACCATTGTCCCTTCATAACCCTGAATAGTAACCTGCTTAACATCTGCATTCTCTGTATCTACAGTCATAGTTCTGTTATCAGCAGAACTCTCTGCTACATACAAAATGGCGCCCTTCCCATTTTCATACGTTTTCCAAGCCGTCGAATAGTGGCTTCCCTCTTCTGATACCTCAAACCCATCAGGTATCCACGCAAGTTCCACTTTATAATCGGATGCTGGATCACTATTTGATGCGTTTGTAGTAAAACTAAAGTCCGTATGATCCTCGTATACATCTGCAATCATATTTAATATTCCAGTTCGTATCTCTGGGAACGCTGCAAAAGCGCAGACCGTTGTTAGTACGATGACCAACACTGCTACGGCAATGCGCTGAAATAGGCGGAAGCTGATGTGTTTGGCGGAGCGGCGGCCTTGGGCGGCGAAGGCTTTTCGGATGGTTTGTTCTCCTTTTTTTCTCACCTCTTCCGGCAGGGCGGCTGAGGGGTCATCGTTTAGTTGCTTTTTCCATTCCAGCTGCTCCTGCCCTTCCTGATGTGCTACTTCGTCCATCAGGAGCGTAAACATTGCGTCTTCATAACGCTCCCACAGTTCATTCTGATCTGGCCTCACAAGATCCCCTCCTTGTTTTGTTCTTGTATGCGTTTTCTTACCTGGCGGCGTGCCCGCGTCATCTTCATTCGCACATGCTTCGGTGGGCAGCCCAGTTCTTCTGCCATCTCTTCTGTCCGATAGCCCAGGATATAGTAGCTGGTCAGCAAGTAATACACTTCATCAGGCAAGCCCAAGCATGCTTTCGCGAGTTGCTCGATCCGCTCTTTTTGAAGGATGATCTCCTCCAGCCCTAGTCCATCCTCTGCTATGTCGATGGACTCCAAAGAGATGCAGTTTTCTCGGTTCTTCTCCTCCTTCCACAGCAAAGCGTAGGTGGTATTGCGGGTGGCGACCGCAATATACCCTGTCAGCTTTTGCTCACTCAGGTTCCGTAACCGCGGGATACACGACAATAGACGGAGCAGACTTTCCTGCACAATATCCTCCCACAAGTCTGTCCTTCGGCAAAACTTTTTTACGGTATACCAAATGAACCGGCCATAGCGCTCGAACAACCAGCACATAAATTCTTTGTCTTCCAGCATAGCAAGCGTCCTTTCTTTCTGTGTCTCTATACCAGTAGACAGCTGCATGGCTGAAATGAATCCCATTTCCTCAACTTTTTTGCGAAATTCCCCTTTTCTCCCTTTTATTTTCCGAAAACATTGTTTTCTTCTGACTTTCTTGCTATAATAGTTGTAACTTTTGATAAGTTAAGGAGATGAACTAGAAGTTTCCATGATCCCTATGATTATCATGGCCATTGAGGACGAAGATGATCGCTCGTTTATGGCCAATCTCTACGTGGACTATCAGCGCCTGATGTACAAAGTCATCACCTCGCACACAACGGATCCCTGGGACGCAGATGATATTTTTCAATCTACGCTTCCCAAATTGATCGATAAGCTGGCCGATCTACGCAGAATGTCAAAAGACAAATTGACAAACTATATCTATTCTACTTGTAAAAATACGGCCATCAATTACCTCCAGAAAAAAGGCGGCCTCAAGGAATTTTCTTTTGAGAATCTGTCTGCAACGGTCCCCGCAGAAGAAGACCCCCGGCTCCTTCTGGAAGAAAACGATGAAGATGTCGAAGCCCTTCACCGCGCTTGGAAACGGTTAGACCCACGCAGCCAATACCTTTTGGAGGCCCGGTATATTCTGAACAAATCCTTTGAAGAAATTGCGGCCGACATCAACATCCAGCCGGATAGCGTCCGTGCCGCGCTCAGCCGCGCCCGAAAAAAGGCACGGAAACTAATCTTGGAAGAAAAGGCTTTATAATATTTATAATATAGGTTCTATCATAAAAATTGGGGTCAGGTGATAAACCTGGCCCTTTTATCATGCAAAAAAAGCACCCAAACTGTTACGTTTGAGTGCTAAAAAATTGCAGAGGCTTGCAGAAAAAGATGCTTTGGGAAAGCTGAAAATTTTTAAATTCTATGAATTTTTATCGTCTTTGGATTGCACCTTTATCTTACATTTACCTTGATAATCCATTTTCCCTTTCGACTGCTACCTTCCCTTCCGAGAATCCCGCTTTCTTGCATTTTCCTAATACGATATTTTACAGTGTTTAGATTTGTATTCAGTTTCTCAGAAATTTCTTTTTGTGAGATAGATGGCTTCCCATCAATTAGTTGTAGAATCTCCTTTTCTGGCGAATCAGCCATCGCTTGAATCATCAATTGGGTAGCAGTTTGGGTGGTCGATTGGGTGGCAGTTTGGGTGGTCGATTGGGTGGTACCATCAACCATTAAATTTTCACCCAGAGGGACAATAATTTTAAAAATATCTCCCTCTATAAATTCCGGTTCTCTTCCCGAATAAAATCTGCTGTATTTAAACAGGTTTCTCACACCGGAGCCAAGTTGATCTGCATATCCTATATTACGAAAAAAGGATGCTATGATCGGATTTTTAGGATTTGGTTCTATTGTATCTGGCGTAAGGACTGCTTCCTGTGAAGCACGGTTCGCATTCTCAACGTACATGAGGGTCTTCTCAATCACGAATTTTGCTTGATATGTGCTAGTATATTCACGATGGATCAAGGTGTTTGCAATCATTTCACGAGTAATAATATTTCTTAAACTCTTCCGTTGATCCTGCTCCAAATAAAAGCGATCTGGGAGATGCTTTCGTCCGAAATCCATCAGTTGCTCATAACTTTCAACTAAGTTTGTTTTTATGATTTCTCGGTCATCATATCGTTCTGTGTCTATCCTACGCAGTATAGCATCTGTCACATATGCAGGCACCACATCTGCAATGACATCATCCTTGCCCAGTAACATGACAGCAGCTAAATTAAAGCCAGACGCACCAGTCACACGATCCATGCCGTACAAACGAGTACTCCTAAGCAATTCCTCATTTGACATACTGCTCCATGGATGAATTGACCCACTATTATTTGCCGCCATAGTCCGAAGCCTTGGAAGCAAATCTAGCCGTAAATCTTCCATTTTGACATATGGAAAAATCTTTTTTTCCGTAAAGACGTCCTGCTTTCGAATATACATTTGTGCTATCTGTGCTGTCGCAGTGACCTTTACATCAGCATCGTTCACACGATCATAAATTACTTTTTTGAAGCTGTGTACTTCTGCGCTTGGCGGAATGTGTATATGAATAATTGTCTTTCCTTCATAGGATAAAATTTCTGGTGCTAAATAAATTGTTGGGGAAAACATCGTCGGGTTACTAACACAGCTGATAAAATTCTTAACCATATCGGGAGCTGCTTTTTCTGGAAGGCCATTCACGGTTCCATCGTCCAACACACCCAGAAAAATATCTCCACCAAAACGATTCAAAAAAGAGCACACAGATTCGTAAACATCATTTTCAATGCCGTTTCCACATCGTTTGAATTCAACGGCAACAGTTTCTCCTATTTCCAGTATTGATTTTATATCCACATTAATCACCTTGTTTTTACGTTTTAATTCAATACCATAAGATATATTTGTACATTCACAGGCTCATTGCCCAATAGCCTGATGGATTCAAAAGCAATGCTATGTTTATATTTTATCATATCTTAGGCACTTTCGCAATCTGCTAATTAATGTGCTCCTCTCTAGCCACTTCCCCCCTTTCTCATTTTCTATTCCATATTCGTTTTATTTTTACTAGAACAGCAGAAGCATTTCAATAAAATCATCAACTGCTACATGATATTATATTTTTATCTTTCCCTCACGCACCTCGCTCTCCCCCCGGAACTTCACCCGTATCGTCTCTCCGTCCACCACCGTGATCTTCTCGATCACCTGCCGGACCAGCTCATCGTCGAACTCCGTGTATCCCTGGGCGTGCTCTTGGATACAAGACCACATCTGCTGTCGCTGCGTTTCCTGCTCCCGCAGATCGCTCTCCTTCTGTTTCGCCTCCTTCAGTTTTTGCTTGAGCGCCTGCTTCTCTTCCGTCAGCGCTTTCATTTTGGCGTTGAGTTCTGGATCATCCATATTCTCCAGCAGCAGGTCCAATAACTTCGTCTGTTTCTGCGTGACCTCTGTCAGCCGCTCCTGCCAGTCGCTCAGGCTGCACCCGTCTGCGGACCGGGGTTGCCTGATCTTCTCTGCGATACTCAAAACGGTCGGGCAGACCTCCTCCTGCACAGCGGCCAGCTCATTCATCGCAGACAAGATCGCCGCATGCAGTTTCCCTTCGTCTAGCGTTGGGGAATGATGGCAATACCGCGTCCCAAATTCCAGCCGGGACACGCAGCGCCAGACGATCCGCTTCTTCCCCTTCTTGGCCCAGGTCACACGCTTATAGGGCGTTCCACATTCCCCACACACCAGCAACTCCGTCAGGGCATACTTGCCGGAGTATTTCCCCCGCTCTGTCTTGCCGTGCTTCTGCATCACCTTTCGCTTGCTGGAGCGCCGCTTCATTTCTTCCTGCACCTGAGCAAAGATTTCTCGCGGGATGATCGCCGGGTGGTTGTTCTCCACATAGTACATAGGCAATTCCCCACGATTTTGCTTGACCCGCTTGCTGATGCAGTCTGTGATATAGGTTTTTTGCAGCAGGGCATCCCCAATGTACTTTTCGTTCCGAAGAATGTTCCTGATCCCTTGGTGCGACCATCGAAGCAAGCCATGGGTGGTCAGGATATGCTCTGCCTCCAGCTCTTGCTTGATCTGTGGCAGACTACACCCATCCAGGTAACGCTGATAGATTTTTCGGACGATCTTTGCTTCCTCCGGTACGATCTCCGGCTGTCCATCCGGGCCTTTCCGGTACCCCATCACATTCTGGAAATGAACCTTTCCAGACTCCATTCCCTTCCGGATACCCCAGGAAACATTTTTGCTGAGGGATTCCGACTCTGCCTGGGCAAAGCCGCTGAAAAGGGTGATGAGGAATTCACTGGACTCCGTCAGCGTATTGATGTTCTCTTTTTCAAAGAATACCCCAATGCCCAGTCCCTTCAGCATCCGTACCGTCTCCAGACAGTCCACCGTGTTTCGGGCGAAGCGGGACAAGGACTTCGTGATGATCATGTCGATCCGTCCCCGCTTGCAGGCGGTCAGCATCTTGTTAAACTCCGTCCGCTTTTTTCGGCTGGTCCCTGAGATGCCCTCGTCCGCATACAGCCCCGCCATTTCCCAATCCGGTGTCTCTTCGATCTTTTGGAGGTAATATCCCTTCTGCGCTTCATAACTGTTGAGCTGCTCCTCGCTGTCAGTGGACACCCGGCAGTACGCCGCTACGCGCTTCTTCTCTCCGGCAGCCTGGGCCGTTCCTGTGGTTCTTGTGGCCGGAATCACTCGTACCCGCCGTTCCAATGTTTCTGTTATCATACCTGTTCTCTCCATCAAAGTGTGATTTTAGAGCACACAGTTTCCGTGTCCTCCCACAAGAGCATATCACACCCACTTCCCAGCGGGAAGCACCCTCATTCCAGCGTAGGACAGCAGGCATATCTGGCTGAGATCGCTTGTAAGATCAAGGCCAAGATTTCCTCTGGGTCTTCTGGAGCTTCCATTGCTCGGTCGATTGCATTCTGTAAATAAGACACCCGTTCAAAGGGTTTATCCGTTTGATATTCCTGGAGATTTTGTCTACAAGCGGTTGCTCTTAGCCTTTGTCGAGAACGTGACTGACTGCCCCTGTGACTGCGTGCCGTCTTGTTTTTGATCTGCTCTTGTATTGCCTGAAATGTTCGCTGGTCGATCAATGGAGGGTAATCTTTCTCTCCTGTATAGCGTACTTCTTCTAATACCCGTTTGACCTTATGTTTATTCCAGCGTGGGGCTTCCAAGCTGAATGGTATTCCTTCCTGGTTCAGTTCCTCCGAAATGCTTTGGTAGGAACCCCCAGCATGATACCTTTCAAACACTTGCTGAACGACAGCCTGTTCCTCTGCCACAATTTCTAAAACCCCGTTTTGGATCTGGTAGCCATATAATATACTTCGCTTATTCATCGTCCGATTCCTCCCAACTGTTCCGTCAGCTCGATTCCACCAGGTAGACAGAATCGAATACGCTGGGGTGTTTCTGCGACGATTTTTTCCACAAGGCTGTTGAAAAACTGTTCCTCTATCTCCTCTATCATCTCTGGCCCGTCTTGTATTAGCTCTGCTACTTTTCGCAAGGATTCCATTTTCTCCCAGATTATCTGACTCCTTTGATTTTGTTTACGCTGCTCTTGTAGCTTTGATAACTTTGCGCTGATCTCATTGGACCGAGCGATATAAGCATCTGCGTCCAGCAGATCAGAGGTATATAATTTACTGAGTTTATAGTTTTTCTCCATCAATTCAGCGATTTCTTGGTAAAGTTTCTTCTGCATAGGATCTGCCTGTTTTAGCGCCTCGTCTAAGTCACGTAGCTGTTTTTGCGCTGGTTCCAGAATTTCTTTTTCATGGCATTTCAGTTTTTGATACATCCGTTGAAACGCCTCATATAAGCAGCGCTCTTTAATCCTGCCCATCTCACAGAAGCTACTCTTTTTATCATGGTTCCTGCACACCCAGCAAGTATATCCTGACGCTGTACTCCTGCGTGTAAAAATCGAACCACACTTCCCGCAAATGATTTTTCGAGAGAACAAGTGTGGCCGATACGACCTCGTTTTGTTCTCTGCTCTGCGCTTGAACAGCTCCTGTACACGAGCAAAGTCCTCGCGTGAAACGATTCCCGGATGAGAATTTTCTACATAGTACTGCTCTCGCTGCCCGGAATTTTCCTTTCTGACAAATGGAAAACAATCCATAGAATACGTCTTCTGGCAGAGTGTATCCCCTACATTCTTTTCATTTTTCAAAATGTACTGCACAGAGTTATAGCTCCATGCTTCATTGCCTGCTCCAGACGGAACGCCCTTTCGGGTCAGTTCATCTGCAATCTTTCTACTACTCCACCCGGCTAGATATTGTCCAAAAATCCACTGAACCGTTTTAGCTTGCTCCGGGTCTATTCTTAGTTCTTTTCCACACAGGGTATAGCCGTATGGTGCATGGCAAGTGATGAATTCTCCCTTTGCCATTCTTCGTTGGTAGCTCATTCTTTGGTTTTGGGAGATCGAAATGGATTCCTGCTGGGCCAGAGAACCAGAAACGCTCACCATGAGTTCCGTGGTGAGCGTTCCTGTGTCGATATTCTCTTTTTCAAACTTAACCGTAACGCCCAGCTTGGCAAGCTCCCGTAGAGCTGTCAGGCAGTCTTTGGTGTTGCGGGAAAATCGGGAGATGGACTTGACCAAGATCCGATCGATCTTTCCTCTTCGGCAGTCTGCCATCATCCGCTGAAACTCCGTGCGCTGTTCGATCCGGGTGCCGGTCAATCCCTCATCAGCGTAGATGTCTACCAACTCCCAGCCGTCTTGCTGGCTGATGTACTCTGTGTAGCTGCGAATCTGCGTCGCATAAGAGTGCAGCTGATCCGCCGAATCGGAACTGACCCGGCAGTACGCCGCCACACGGAGGCGTTCCGGCCGCTTTGTCCTGGGCGGGATGACTTTTACAGTCGCCATGGCTCACTTCTCCTTTTCATTAATTTGGCAACACCCAAGCTACCACAACCCAGGAGAAATAGCCAGCTCGATCCCCGAACAGCTAATCATTCAAGTTCGCCGGGTTAAATCGTTTTCTAAACTTTTCTGTTTAGCGGATTTGATACGGCGTTATTTTGATTTATACAGATTATACTTATAAGGGCCCCTCATTGGAATCTTCCTTATGCCACTTCTTCAGGACATTCTCCACCTGGGCAATCAGTGGATCCTTATTGGGCATATAGAGTACATACCGGGAAGCGAAGATATTGTTTGGACAGACCACCCAGAGCATACTCGGCAGTAATACTGTCCTTGTCGCTGCACAGAATGATACCAATGGGAGGCTTGTCCTCCGGCAGCCCCAAGAATTCAAACACATAGGGGTCACGGATAATGTCCTCCGGCTGAGCAATTTCATTGCCCTTTGCAGCCAGCTCCAGGACTTTCTCTTTATTGACGTCGCCTTTGGACAACAGCAGCCGTTCAAACAGGGAGCTTGCAATCTGCCGCTTAAGCTCCCGGACAGACCAGTTGGAATTGGCGGCTTCTTTTTCATAAAAGCTCCGTTTGTCTGGATCGGAGATGGACAGCAACTCGCAATAATGGGACCAGCTCAATTTGCCAGACAGTGTCTGGCATTTTTGATAGGTCAGATAAAACTGCCGCATATTCTGCAAGTTTGATCTGGAAAAGCCCTTTCCAAACTCTTTCGTCAGCGCTTTGGAAAGCTCTTTTATGGTCTGCTTTCCATAATCGGCCCGCTCCGGATCGGACTGTTCGTGTTCACAGATGATTCGACCGATATTCCAATATGTGTTCAGCAGTTCGCTGTTGACTTGAGTGGCCACATTTTTGAATGTCTCATAGACAATATTTCACTTCTATCAACTGCTTGGCATACTCCCCCTCTTGGGTCGTAAGCAACCCGGCCCGCACCAGTTCCTCCAGCAACTCCAACGCCAGTTGATACTGCAACCTCTCTTTGGCCCTTGTCACGTCAACACCTCAAAGTAACTTTCCGCCTTCCAAGTCCGCAGGAATTTTGTGACCATCCGCAGGCTGCTGGTCGTCCGCATTTCCGGCAGGGCTTGTTTTGTCGCTTGCGCATAGCGTCTCCCCTGCCCAGCTCGGTCATCCAAAATCGCAATGACGCAGGTATCTTGCTCCGTGCGAATGGCCCGGCCAAACCCTTGCCGCAGTTTGATCTGCATTTCCGGCACAGCCACCGCTTCCAGAAAGGCGGGCAGAGAAGGATACTGCTCCTGTTCTTTTTCTTTCAAAGCATCCGGATACGCAAACGGCAGGCGCGGGATAATGAGCAGCGAAACACCGTCCCCCGGAAAATCGATTCCCTCCCAGGCCGCTCCTGTTGCCAGAAGTACACTACCCGGTGTTGCCCGAAATTCTTCCAGGATATGCACTGCGTTCCGCCCCAAAGTAAAGAGTGGGACCCGAAGTATCTCTTTTTGCAGCCGGTCTTTGACCGCTGACATCGCCGCATAAGATGTGAACAACACCAGTGCATGACCATACGACGCCTTGAGCAGGTCCATGATCTCTGCCGTCAGTTCATCGAAATACTCCTCCTCCTGTCCCGCCCGTTGTTTCGGTGGAAATAAAGGCAGATAGCGCAGGCAATGCTCGTGGTAGTCAAAAGGAGAATGGGCAACGGATTCCTGCACCCGCCGCTCCTCCCGCAGGCCCACTTGGGTCCGATAGCGCTGAAAGTCATTGCCTACTGCCAATGTCCCGGAGGTCAACACAAACGAACATTCTGTCCGCCATAACGTCTGGCGCAGTTTTGCTGTCAGGTCAGCAGGCGTCGCACAAAGCATCGTCCCGCCGCTCTCCTCTTCCGCTAGATAAAACAGCATCTCCGAATCGTTCCGGCTAAACAATGCCACCGCAGAGGCAAGGGTGTCCATCCGTTTTCGTCCTGGGCTTGGAAGAAGCTTCCCTACCTGCCGCTGCACGATGGGCATAGATCGGGTCAGCGGGGCCAATAAGCGAAGGGATTCCTCCAAGGCTTCTGTCTCCTCCCTGGGCTGGGCCAGTTTTTCCAGCAGTGGCTTCGCCGTTTGCTCCAACGTCTCCGCTGCCAGCAGGTATTTTGCATTTTGAAGCTCTTCGATCAATTCTTGGATCTGGCCAGCTGTCAGCATCACGCCAAACATCTGTCGTGCCGTTTCCGGCAGCTTGTGGGCCTCATCCAGGATGGCAATGGAATGGGACGGAAAAATTGGACGCTTCCCCTGCTCCCGATGGATGGCATCCGCCAGGAACAGATTGTGATTGCAGATCTGAAACAGGAACTGCTCTGTCTCACAACCATGTAAAAAGCGTTGATAGCGGCAGTCCTCTCGATCACAATGACAGACCTGTGGCACACAGACCCGCTCCTTATTATAATGACTTAGATGCGCCACTCGGTCCATATCCATGGACTCCCGCAGTGCTTCCAATGCCGCCAGTGCTTTCGCATTTTTCTTTGCTCCGCTGACCTGATGTAGGCGTTTTTCCAGGAGTTTATCGCAGACATAGTGACTTTTTCCTTTTCGGACAACGGCTTGCAGCGGGGCATCGATAAGTCCGGCAAGCAGCAAAGCATGGGAGAGCTTTGGCAGATACTCTTCCTGTACTGCGCTTTGCAGGGCAATACTGGAGGTCGAGATCAGGATCGGTTGAAAGGGCTTTGTGCCGCGACACCGGTCCGCAACGGCCCCGGCCACTAAGTAGGCGTAGGTCTTGCCGATCCCGGTCCCGGCGTCACACAAGGCGATCTTACCGCCCAACATGGCCTCTAGCATCTCGTGACTGAGCTTGATCTGTGCCGGTCGTTCCGCCATGCCATAGTTGGGTAAGATCTCTTGAAAAATATGGTCGATCATTTCATGCGCTTCCTGTTCATGTTGATTGGTATTCATCCATAACTTCCCTTCTTAATTTGATCCCCCACCGTATTTGCAGCACGCGCCCCGGTGGGGTCGGGAACAGTACGAACAAGGTCTGGCGGACCTTCACGGGCGTTTTCCCAAAGTCTCTACTGCTTTCAACTCAGGGGCAGCCCAGCCTTTTTAGTCGGCTCATACATGGTGTTTCATAATCCAGAACAAGATCATTGCAGACAGCGCTGCCAACGCTGTCCCACCGCAGGTGGGTATCGCTCGCTGGGACAGGGAGATTTCCCCGTCCCAGGTCGTGGCGCACGCTGTGTGGATCGCTCGTTTGTTCCGGCGTGTGGTCCGTACTGCTGATATCTATTTTTCAAGGAGCCGTAAGGGGAAGCGCTCTACATCCCCTCACTTCTCTTCCCGAATTTACGAAGGATGGATAACAGATTTTCAAAAGTTTTAGTTTTGCCAAACTTTTGAGTGTTTCACGAACAGAAACTTAAAACCTTAGACACATGATCAAGGAGAGCTGCGAAACTTCGCAGCTCTCCTTTCGTCTCTCTGTCAACGCAGAGGATATTCACTTAGGCCCAGTGGTCAATGGTGAAGGACTCACCCACGGCCCACTTGCTGATCAGCTTGCACTTGGGTTCGTTCATGATCCAGGCCAGAGGGACCTGGGTCGTGGTGATACCCCAGTTTGCGCTGGCTTTCTCCTCGAAGGCGGGTTTCGTACCCTTCAGCATGGTGTAAGTTCCAATAGGCATATTGGTCCTTCCTTTCCAGTTTTCAAAATTTCTAAGAGATTTGTTGAGGCCCTCAATTTCTTAGATGACTAGAAAGACACCTTTTTCGCCCAAATGTAAACGTGCTCCCGAAAATTTTTTCAAAAATAATGCGGAGGCCCGCAAAAATAGGTCTCCGCATTTGAATTTAGGTCAGGTCCGCTCTGGTGTAGGTCTGCTTTCCCGTCGCCACATCCAGCGTCACGGTGTAGACGCCCTTGGCGAAGAGCAGCTTGCCATACGTCCCGTCCGGGTTGTAGGGGTAGACATCATTCTCCAACGTGCTTTGGAAGTAGACTTTACTGCCGTCCTCAGACACCCAGAGCTTCTGGATCCCGGCATCCCCCATGGCGTTTTCATCCTGGCCGAAGAACGTGTTGTGCTCATACTTGATGATATTGCGGTATTCTTTCGCCTTCAAGTCCTTGTCCAGCACCAGAATATAAGCCCGCTGCGGACCCATCGACCCGGCAAAGGCTCCGCCGTGTGCCACAGCCAGCGTCCCGCCCTGCTCGGCGGAAGTGACGTAGTACAGCCCCGCTGTCCATGCTTTACCGATGGCTTGCTCCCGCTCGGTCATCACAAACGGGTTTGTCTGGTCCGGCGTTTTGCCCTGGCAAGTAGTCTCATACAGGCGCACCAGCGTGACCAAGCACTGCTCCACGCTATAAGAGCCATTGGGGTCAAATTTGTCCTCCCCCACACCGTTCATGATCCCCAAGTGGGTCATCAGCTGCACGTCGGTTTTGGCCCAGTCTGCAATTTCACCCTTGTCTGCGTAGGTCAGCGGCTCCGCGTCATCGTGAATTTCACCGGAATACAACCGATAGGCCCGCGCCAGCATGACCGCCGCCTCTTGCCGGGTGATGGTTCCGAGCTGGTCCAAGTCACCATTCCCACGACCCTGTAAAATACCCAGCTGCGTATAGATCGGTGTTTGCGT